TTCGGTTGCTGCGAACTCCGTTATGCATTTGATGAGCAATCATCTTCATAATATAGGCACCCCGATTATGCTCCACAAGTGTCGGGCTCTGCGGGCAGCGTATGTGTCAATGGTGCAAGCCGTTGATACATATTACGTTAAACATCTCTAAGGGTAGGAGAAGTGCGGCTGCCATGCCGAAAAGCTAAAACAGTGCATAACATTGGCGAAGTGGACCACAGGGCGCAAGCCCTGACTTATAGTTTCATTACTATTTAACGAAAGGAGTATCTTGCATGAGCACTTGCGTTTGTGTTCTCAGCAACAGTGGTGAACGCTTAATGCCTACCTTCCGTCTTGGCAAGGTACGCCGACTCTTGAAAGACGGAAAAGCAAAAATCGTTAAGCACCACCCATTTACCATTCAACTTCTGTATGACAGCAAAGCAAACACTCAACCCATCGAAATCTGCGAGGATGTGGGCTACAACTACATCGGCATCAGTGTGAAAAGTCAATCTCACGAGTATGTATCTGCGCAGTATGATACATTACAGGATGAGAAAGCCTGCCACGACAGTTGTCGTAAGTTGCGCCGCACCCGCAGAAACAGACTGCGTTACCGTAAACCGCGTTTCGATAATCGCAAACGCGGCGAGGGTTGGCTTGCTCCATCTTTGAGACATAAGAAAGAACTCAATGTCAACGTTGTTAAGATGTATTGTGCGGTAATGCCCATTACTCATGCAACGATTGAGGTTGGTTCTTTTGATACGATGCTTGTAAAAGCAATTCAGGAGGGAAAAGCCATTCCTGAGGGAGCGGACTATCAAAAAGGTCCTCGCTACAATTTGGCAACCTTGCGGGAAGCGGTATTTTACCGCGATAACTATGTCTGTAAGGTTTGTGGGCGTAAAGCTACCGAAGGTGCGATTTTGCACGTGCATCACATGTTTTATTGGAAAGGTCGCCATGGCAATAGTCTCAGCGAGCTTATAACAGTATGCGAGAAGTGCCATACACCAGCTAACCATCAAAAAGGCGGCAAGCTCTACGGATTTGGTGAAGATATAAAGTTCGCCAATCTTTCTGGTGCAGCATTTATGAACGCTGTTCGCTGGCAGATAGTAAATGCATTGTACGCCACATACGGTAAAGAATTTGTGACCATCACTTATGGCGCAATGACAAAAGAAAAGCGCATTGCACTTCAACTTGAGAAAACCCACAGCAATGATGCGTATGCAATGGGGAATTGTCACCCGGCGCACCGTTGCGAGTTTGGACATTACCAAAAACGACGCAGAAACAATCGTGTGCTGGAAAAATTCTATGATGCCACTTATATCGACACCCGCACCGGTAACAAAGCAAAAGGTAAAGAACTTTTTAACGGCAGAATTAGCCGTAATCACAAAAAGGATTCTGAAGACCTGCACAAGTACCGCAGCAAAAAGGTGTCGAAGGGGCGTCGCTCTATAAGAAGACAGCGCTATGCAATTCAGCCATACGACACTGTGCGTCTCGAAAATAAAACATACATTACAAGCGGGTGCCATAACAAAGGCACAAGACTTTTGATTCCTGCTAATGGGAAAAGTAAGTCCGTAGCAATTTCCAAAGTTCAAGTTGTTTGCCATGCGGGAGCATGGATACAAATCATCTAAATATTGAAAGGAGGTAAGCAGGAAATGCTGTATCTTAGTCTTTTCGAAGCGCATTCCTCCCCCACCTAAGCCTTACGGCTATAGATGGGGTGTCCTGCTCCATAATTATGAAGCATAAAATTTCGGAAATCGGCGCTCGGATGCTCAAATATCAGGAGCAGCTTGCCGACGAATACAAGTATAAACCTATCCCGCGAACTTTATTCAAGGATGTACGAGCGGAGGTCGAAGAAGCGCTGCCGGAATGGTGCAATATGTCCGGCGATACGGCCAAACTCGAAACCAGAAGCGGCACGGTCATTGCCAGCGGGTATAACCGAATCGTGATTGGCGACTACGGCGCATTCGTTGAGTTTTCGCGTGCCCAAGCAAATGCACGTCATTTGAAAATCAAAGAGGGGCAGAGCTATCGTATCGAAGACCCGCGCTATGCTGAGCACGTCAAGTATCTTTGGCTCACGGCGGACGATGACTCAGACGTGAAAGTATACGACCAAAAGCGCTCGGTTGAGTACGCTGACTACAAGCCGGGGATGCTGTATGTCAGCGTGTACGAGGTGTTTCCGGCAGAAGAAGGTCACTGAAAAAAAGCCGAACCACGGGACGAATGGGGACAGGGTGATTCCATTGCTGACCTATACGCAAAGAGCGGTGCAGTGGTTTCACAGGTCAGCTCGGCCAAAGATTTACTGAATTTCCTGCAAACTGCCGGAAACGCAAGGCATTTGTGATGCACTTGCCTCAACCACAAGATATAGTGGCATCTTAATGTTTGTTTACAATTTAGACACTATATATTGTGTCTTTTCATTGACCGGATACCACATATATGGTATAATACAATTGTTCTCAGGAAGAGAAACGGCTCCTGAGACATCAAGGTTTTCCTTTCCCCAATCTTGGTCGCATGGCTTCATTTGAGCTGACACAGGTGAAGCGTGAAAATCATCCGTTTCATAGTAATATCCTTCCTTTCTTTGGCGCGGGTAACTCCGCGCCAGCCGTCCAAGCAAACAGCCTCCACGCGGCGGACGGTGGGCAACAGATGTTTCCGTGTTCCGGGCATCTGGCTAATGTTTGTATTTGCTGGTTTAGCTCAGCTGGTAGAGCAACTGATTTGTAATCAGTCGGTCATCGGTTCGAGTCCGATTTCCAGCTCCAGACGCTATCCGTTGGATGTATCGAAGTCACATGATACGATGCTATACACAACATCTGGCGGACAGCATGCCACCCATTAAGACGGCCTCCTCGTGGCGGGTGGCGGACAGCGGCTCTTGCGGCTGCTGACGAATGTCTTAGAAGCATGCAAACGTACGAGCATCCCCGTCAAGTCGGGGCGCATCCAGACGCGACACAGCCGTAAAGGCGAGATTGCTGCACGGCAACTGGTAAGTTTCGCCGCAGTCTCACACACAGCCCAACGACAACCGTTAACCCGATTTGACAGGGAATCAACGACAGGGCTCAAAATTTGAAGTTGACCAACACCCAAGCGCTTTCTTGGATTCTCGCGTATCGTCAACGATGAGGTTCGCAAGATTGTCAGGTGGTGTGAAGATGACATCCGGGGATGACGACCTACTAAACGGATGTCATGGCGGGGCTAAGTGAGGGTTCACCCGCAATCTTATGCAGGTATCGTATAACGGCTAATACTCCGCCCCTCCAAGGCGGAGACGCGGGTTCGACCCCCGCTACTTGCTCCACACGTCGCAGTCACCGTACCCACGACGTTAAACTTGGTGAGCATGGTCCACTTGTGGTCCGCTGTCCGAATGTCGATGAGACAGCCTCAAAAATAATAGACAAACAGGTGCTGTGCCTGATAGTATCCAATAGTCCCGGTATTAGTCGCGAATAAGACCGGAAAACAGCGGAAAGGGTATAAAGCAGAATCCATCGATGCAGCTATCGAATGGTGCTGGATGCGAGTTGGCTTCTCGCTCAAGGGGTGACCAGCATAAAACACCCTATCGTGCTCGATTAGCTCAGTTGGTAGAGCAGCGCATTCGTAACGCGCAGGTCGGCAGTTCGAACCTGCCATCAAGCCCCATTACCCAATGAAGCGATAATAGAAAGGAGATGAATTCTATGGAACAGGCAATTATCAATGTCGAAGGTACAACTACCATTGAAACCGCTGCAGCAGCCAAAAAGCTGATTGGGATGCTTGGCAATCAGAACGTCCGCGCCATCTCGGTCAATCGTGTGAACGATAAGAGCGATGAGGTCATTGTCGAACTTGATTTCGTGCCCGGCTTGGCACCGCATCTGCACGGCTTTACACTTCAGGTTAATGGCTTGACTTGCGGTTATGCTGGTACTGGTCCTTCCAATCTGTATGAAGTCCTGCAGGCGGCTGGCGTGAGTGAAGCTCAGGTAGCACGCGAAGACATCACTCAGAAGAGCACAAAAACCATTCCTCTGCGCCTGGAACGCGCCGTGACTCAGTACGGCGACTTCCAGTTTGCGTAACGCTATTTGGCGGGCTTGACCCGCCATCATGGAGGGATAGCTTAGCTGGATAAAGCACCTGCCGCAAAGCAGGGTATCGATGGTTCGAGGCCATCTCCCTTCTCCATCCAGACACCCTTTCGCTTCCTTTCGCCAAAGGTATCTGGGGTATTGTACTGCATTGCGTGTAGTACGGCCAATCAGGCGCGGAACTCCGAAACCATACCACGAAGAATTTTATCCTCTCCGCGCAGCATGGACATGTGATTTTACGGGGATAAATTCAAACCGAAATTGTGTCGAGTGGCGAAGACGGTTGCGACACTGGCGAAGCACATATCTGCTTCGTCAACCATCCATGAGAAAGCCTCCACGTGGCAGATGGTGGGCAACGCAGCAAAGCTGCGGCTGATTTCTTTCAAACCGGTATCTGAATAAATGCAGATAAATAGACGAAAAAATCAAAAAAGCAAAGGAGTACACAACATGAGTAATCAGAAAATCATCAAAGCAATCGCAGGGATTGCAGCAGCCGGTATGATGGCAACTTGTCTGCCTGTCGCAGCATTCGCAGCCACCGGCGACACCTATCATTTCTCTTTCAGCAACGGTTCTTCCCAGGACCTGGCTCCGGGCGGCTCTATGACGTTCCCGGCAAGCCAGTATGACTACGGTTACTGGATTACCCTGCAGGGCCACGGCGGCTACACCTACAACTACTATCCCGGCGACACTCTGCCGTACGATGCAGTTGACCAGTGGTTCACCGCTGAAGGCATCACTTCCTGCTATGCGGCCGAAGGTAATCCGCGTTCCATCACCATCAACTATCAGGTTGACGGCAACACTGTGCTGACCGAAACTGACACTGCCACTTTCCCCGGCAGCGTTGATGGTCAGAGCGTTGAAGCCTGGACCACGGATTCCGGTGATACTTACACCGCATCCAGCAAGAGCCTGAACCATGACCGCCTGTTCTACTACCTGGGCGACGACATCCACGACAACGTCCTGACCCTGAAAGCCACTTCTGCATCCACTCCCGATGACGGCAAGGATGACAACAAGGGCGATGACAAGGGCGATGTCACCAACCCCGACGATAAGGGCGACAACAAGGGCGACAATACCGGCGACAGCGGCACCACCACTCCCGATGACAAGGGCGACGTAGTGGCCCCCGATAAGGACAACACCGGTAAGGACAACACTTCTACCGGCTCCAACAAGGGCAACGGTACTACCACCACTACTCCGACCGCTCCTCGCAAGAACGTTGAAGTCTCTGAGCACGGTGAAATTGCCGCCGCTATTGCCAATGGCACCTGGGGCAATGAGTACACCGTCTGCACCAGCTGTGGCTATCACAACTGGACCCGCAAAGGTAACGTTTACGTCTGTGACCATTGTGGTCACGAAGTCCTGACTGTCAAGGGCGCTGATGGCGTCAAGGGTTATGCTGGCACTCTGGCTGGCAATGAACCCCAGTACGCTTCTACCTCTGAAGCTCAGGCTGCTGCTGAAAAGCGTGAAGCCGCTTATGCCGCTTCCATCGCTGCTCTGCAGGCACAGGTTGCCGCTCGTGAAGCTGCTTATGCCGCTTCCCTGGGCATCCACTAATTTGCCATCCTCTAACTAACGGTAATCGATAGTTTTTTCTCCTTGCTGTGGGGCGGGATTTCGGTCCCGCCCCATCCTTTTGTGGTCAGATGTCCGAGTGTTTTAAGGAACTGGTCTTGAAAACCAGCGACGCCGCAAACGTCCGTGGGTTCGAATCCCACTCTGGCCGCCATGTTTGCCGGGACTTCCCGGCTTTTTTGTTTTTGTGAGCAATACAAGGCAACAGATTGCTATATCGAATAGGGTTATAATTGAGAGCCAGAAAACCTGCAGGCTTGCCTGTGGGATGAATGGCTCTTTTTGATTTTTTGTAAAATATTCGTTGAGCAGTTTGACTGACGGCACAGAATACATACATAATATAGGTATGAGGTGATATAGTTGGCAAAAAAATCAAGCGTACAAGTGAACATTACGATTCCTTTAGAGTGGAAGCAGTCTGACATTGAGATGGTTGCCAAAGCCAGAGCTTGGGCTGTTAAGGCTCATGCTGGGCAAAAAGACAAGGCTGGGAAGGATTACTTCAAAGCGCACGTTACGGTTGTAGCAGAAGGCGTAAAAGGTGACCCAATAGCCGAGGCTGTGGCATTTCTGCATGATACAGTCGAAGATACGTCCGTTACAATAGAAGACATCAGAACGGGGTTTCCAAAAGAGGTTGCTGACGCTGTGAGTACGTTGACCCATAGCAAGGGTATATCGTATGCTGAATATCTTTGGTATATTCAGCAAAATTCGATTGCTGTCAAAGTAAAGCTCTCGGACCTGCGCAGCAATATGGACTTAACCAGGCTCCCTCACACTCCAACTGAAAGGGACTTGGAAAGAACCAGAAAATACAAGCGGGCATATACGATACTGTCATCGAGAGAAGGTATAAGCGCAGTTAATCCGTATGCACTGTACGACTACTTGCTGGCAAACAACTGGAGCGTCAAAAGGAAAAGCACGAGGACTCCCGTTCTGGAAACAACGGATGGTTCTGCTGAAATCAAGGTGCCCATCGACCTGGCTATGGCTGACTATGAGTCCAGGATGGCTGAGGCTTTAAGCGAGTTGTGTTCGTGTGAGGGCATACCGTTCTCGAATGCAATAGCGCGGATTGCTGCTTGGAGACCGGTCAAACAATGAGCGCGGGCCTGCCATTATTTTTACGAAAAGCCTTGACTTTGGCTTTTACATATTGTATAATTAAGACGCTGAATTTGATGAAAGGAAAACTGCACGATGCTTGCTGCTATGATGAACAAACAGAATAAATTGCAAAAGCTGTGGAGCAATTGGAATCTCTTCGGCTGTTTTGTGTTGTCTGTTTGTGCAAATCATAGTGCAGTGATGGTTGAATAAAATCATCCAAGTATCGGTTGTTTTCCATACTCTGCACGATATGAGCACCTGTCAGACGCACAACGCCTGATGGGTGTTTTTTGATGCAGAAAATCAGAATCAGGTTACTCTAATGCCGCTGGAGTGAATTCCAGCCAGGCTTATTAAAGTGTATGCTATTATACATAATGTATATTCGAGGATTCGCCAAACGGTAAGGCATCAGGCTTTGACCCTGACAACGGTTGTTCGACTCGACCATTCTCGGCCAACGCTCACTTTCATGCGCATCGGAAGTGAGATTCTTCAAAGCTGTGTTCCCATAAGCAAGGCACGGAAGATGCGCGACAAGTGCTCGTAACTCAATCGGTAGAGTACCCGACTTTTAATCGGGGTGTTCGGGATTCGATTTCCCGCGAGCGCACCATGCCCGGCAGAGCATTATCTGCCACTTTTGTGGGTGTATAGCTCAGTAGGCAGAGCGGCGGACCGTTAATCCGTTTGTCGCAGGTTCAAATCCTGCTACGCCCGCCATAAGCTCCTCTGGTGAAATTGGCAGACACAGTGCGCTCAAACCGCACCGTTTTGAGGGTTCGAATCCCTCGGGGAGTATCATGTCCGGCAGTACAACAACTGCCATTTATGGGTTGTTAGCTCAGCTGGTAGAGCAACGGACCGTTAATCCGTGGGCCGCAGGTTCAAACCCTGTACAACCCGCCATATGCTCCAGTGGCGAAACTGGCAAACGCGGCGGCTTTAAGTCCCGTTTTACTCTGGGTTCGACTCCCAGCTGGAGTATCTATATAGGGGTGTAGCTCAAGTGGTAGAGCAGCGGTCTCCAAAACCGCTTGTTGCATGTTCGAGTCGTGTTACCCCTGCCACAATAAGAAAAGCCGTCCTCGCATAAGAGGCGGCTTTTTGTTTTGGAGAGTACACAGACCAAAAAACTAAACCACAAGTTGATTGCGAACTTGCGAAAACATGGTATAATAATATCAGAACGAAACGAAAGGAGATACCCCAAAATGCTGTGCAACACTGTTAATGTCATGTCGTATGAGTATAGTTACGAATATTCTGAGTTCATGTCCTTTGAACGCAGTTTTATTTCTCATACTCCTCGACAGGCAAAAACAGACCATGTACAGATGCGGTGCGTCTTCTAAGCGATAACTGCATGTCATAGCTGCTTGTCGAGATTTCGGCAGGCAGCTTTTTTGTTGCCTGCAATACAGAAAGGCAGCAAGAAAAATGAACGTTCCTACTATTGATATCCAGCAGACAGGTGCCAATATCAAGGCCCTGCGAAAGGCAGCAGGCATAAAGGTGAAGGATGTAGCAGACATGCTCGGTGTGTCTCCGCAGGCGGTTGCTAAATGGCAAGCCGGAACCGCGCTTCCCACCATCGATAACCTTGTGATATTAGCAGCAATGCTCGATACGAAAATTGATGACATCCTTGTCATCGCATAAACCCTCGCCGCAGGATTGCGGCTATATATGGCCCGTTGGACGAATTGGTAGAGTTGCCGCCCTTTCACGGCGGAGGTTATTGTGGGTTCGAAACCCACACGGGTCACCATGCTTCTGTAGCTCAGTTGGTAGAGCAGCGGTCTGAAGAACCGCGTGTCGCTGGTTCGATTCCAGCCGGGAGCACCATATGTGTCGGTATGCAAGAGGTTAAAGCAAACGGTCTGTAAAACCGCTCCGTTACGGTTCGCTGGTTCGAATCCAGTCCGACACACCATAAGGCCCCTTCGACAAGTTGGTCCAAGTCGCCAGCCTCTCAAGCTGAAGTCGGCAGTTCGAGTCTGCCAGGGGTCACTACGTCGCACCTACGTTAAAAGGTGCATTATGCAGAGGTCGCCTAACGGTAGGGCAGCAGCTTGCTAAGCTGCCGTCGCGGAAATCGCGGCATGTGAGTTCGAATCTCACCCTCTGCGCCATCTGCTTGCTTGTTCGAGTGGTTGATGAAATCGGTCCAGAAAACCGACGATGGGAGACTGTCCGAAGGTTCGAATCCTTCAGCAAGCGCCACTGCCCTCATTCTGTGCGGTATCCGTGCAGGTGAGGGCTTTTTCTTTTGCTTTTCGCTTCGAATTTCGGACTCGAATGGCGTTAATGGTCGGATATTCTTGATTATACATGCCTTTGCTGTATGGCAAATAGCTCCAAACAGTATTGGTTTTTACCCCCAATTCTTCTGCGATTTCAGGAACTGACATACCGTTCGCACGCAGCTTCCCGATTTTTTCTGATGTTTCATCTGACCATGCCCCGGCTGTAATCAGTATTTTGCGCACTTTCTGCAATGAGATGCCTGCACGTTTGGCAATGGTTCTTCTAGGTATACCTTGCTCGTGGAGCCGGAGAAACGTCTGTATTGTCGCGTCCATCTTGTCAGTACCTCGCCGTTATCGATTTTTGTATTGCCCTAATTGTTGTACTTTAATCATACAGCAAAGCAACAAAATTGTCCAGGAAGCAAAAGTGCCTTCATTTGCCACTGATTCATCCGTTCGGAACGATATCGAAAATACCTTGATATTATTCCGATGCAATATTCCGATAAGCCGACTTTGTTCCGCAAATTGTGGATTGGATTCCTACCAAAGTTTGAAAGCAGAATGTTTCATCTATAGCTGCAAGGCTTTGGTGAGGAAGTTCACGGAATCGGTCCGTAAATCTAACGGCAGGATACTGCTCAAAGGTACAAATCCTTCAGCAAACGTCACAATCTCCAAAGTCAGCGATTGTTCGTAAATTTATGGGGGACTGCTTTCTTGTTTAGCACCACAATTTGTGATATAATAGCGAAAGAAAACAATGAATAATGGAGTGCCATAAAATGCAGAAATACGATTTCATCAAGAAGCAATATACGCCGTACACCCCACCTCAGAGCGGGCATTGCGACATCATGGTTCATGCCAACGAAGAACTCAATTGTGCTGCGTGCGGACGTACCATCAACAAGCACAACGCATATACGTCTGCGGCCATCCAGAACGATATTGGCATTGGCTATCTGATTTGCAAAAGCTGCTATGAGCACGAGCTCGAAATCAGAAAAGCTGTAAAATAAGGGTCCAGCCGCCTCCATAAGGAGGCGGCTTTTTGCTTGTAAAAATATGTATAAACTGTTACCATTTAGCGCTTTCCGTTGTGAGAAATTGCGAATCGCGGTATAATGAAAGAGTAAAAAGTGAAAGGATTTTTGCCGTATGTACATTGATTTCACGAGCAAGCAGTACTTCTTCATTCTGCACGCTCTTGCTGTTATGATAACGTTTTATAGCAACGATTTTTCCTCTATCTGCAAAGAGGTTGGAGAGGCTTATGGAGCAAGCGAAGCAGACATTGCAAGTGCTTGCGCTGCTCTGACAGCTGTAAACGTAACGGCACCTGTCAAAAGTTTATCTAACAAGTGCAGCGACATTCTGGAAGATATACTGCATCATGCACGGGAACTGCCGGGAAAGGACGCTCCATATAAATACAGTGTTAGCTTAGATGTCTCTTCCTGGAAAGCCGTTGCCGGTGCGTTGGATACATACTCTCGTGTTTTGATGGGTCAATTTGGCGTCATCTATGAAGCACTTGATATTTCTGGTAACGATGAGCAGCACCTTCAGGCGTACCATGATGCCCGCTGGAATGGAGTAGGTATCATTGAAACCCGAGACCTTCTGATTCCACAGCTTAAAAAGATTGGCGTTGGCTGGAACGGAAACTTTGGTATTTCCAATTCAGGACTCGCTTATAACAGCAAACTGGCATATGAGATTCTCAAGACCATTCGATACGCGACAGAGAAACGAGATAGCTCCGTTCTGAAAGTCACAGACGAGCCACTGCCGCGTGCTGAAGGTTCTTTCCAAATTAGAGCGCTTTGATTAGATTGGAGGCTTCCAGGGTGGGCGACCACATCATTTCTTTCTTAGACATCTGCGCCATGCGCGGTCAGTTGGTTTTGGCAAAAGCACCGTCCATTCCGGCTATCGATAATAAAACCGTGTATTGTACCGGAGCTCACAAGCGAGGAGCGGACCGCTGCATTGTCCTTGACGGCGAGGAGTACAGCCAGATTCTTTTTGTTAACGGAACAATAAAACTGTATTGGCAGTGAGGTGTCATTGTGGACAATATCATTGTGAACAGCGCTCTATGGTATGCCGAGCAGAGCAGTCAGTTTCTTTTGAATTCTGGGGCCAACAAGCTGCTGGATAAGGGCTATGACTATTATGTGAAAGAATTTATTCCGCTTGGGCACCGCCTTATCCAAAACGGTCAGATTGCCGCCGATGCGATGGATGGGGAACTTGCCGCACAATTTTCGATGGCATACGTCGCAAACTATTGGCGGACAGCGAAAACCGTATACAATTTTGCGCCGGAATTTCTCAGAACATTGGCAGAGACTGAGGACGCACCGATTTATTCCGATATTATGATGCGGCTGCCATATAGGGATTTTGTCGTCAATAACCCACGACTAAAGTCGCGGGCTTGCATCAGCGAGTCTACGCTTTAGAAGTGTCCGAAAGGATATGTTGACTACCCTAAGTGCTTCGAGCACTCCGTTATAAGCGAATAGATAGTTACCGTGCGGCGTTAATCCTAACTGCACGCTCTAAGACAACACATCACGTAAAGCTGAGGCAAAGCCGACAGGTGTGGTTGTATCAAACCGCTTATGACCTTGGGGAAGGATTTTTACCCTCTTCGGAGGAGTGAGCAGCTTCCTTTTAGCTGCAATTTTATCGAAAGGAGCATAGCATCATGCAATATGCGTATGTACTTAACAAGCGCGGCGAGCCCTTGATGCCTTGCTCACCCGGAAAGGCTCGCATCTTGTTGAAACAGCAAAAAGCTTGCGTTGTAAAACGCACGCCGTTCACCATCAAACTCCTGCATGGAAGTGCGGGATACAAACAGCCTATCACTCTTGGTGTAGATGCGGGCAGCAAGCATGTTGGCTTGTCTGCATCTACAGAGAAGCGCGAACTCTACAGTGAGGAGTTCACTCCTCGCAACGATGTAGTAGAATTGCTATCTACGCGCAGACAGAACCGCCGTTCAAGGCGAAATCGCAAAACTCGTTACCGTGCGCCAAGATTCAATAACCGTGTACACGGCAAACATAAGGGTTGGCTTGCACCTTCGGTAGAAGTAAAAATCCAAGAGCACATTACTGTTATCAAGCGCATCTGTCGAATTTTACCTGTCACTCTTGTAAGAGTAGAAACTGCAGAGTTTGACACGCAACGCTTAAAAGCAATGCTTGCCGGAAAGCCTCTGCCGGTAGGAACCGACTACCAACTCGGTGAGATGTACGACGAATACAATGTTCGCCAGTATGTTTTGAAGCGTGATAACTATACATGCCAATGCTGTGGTGCTCATACCACCGCAAAGAAAACCGTCAAGCTGCATGTACATCACCTTGAAAGCCGTAAGGTTGGTGGTAACGCTCCAAGCAACCTTATCACTTTGTGTACCACTTGCCACAACAACCTCCATAAAGGAAAGATAACACTTGACGGCAAAAAACGTGGTAAAATGCTTCGCGATGCGGCTTTTATGGGTATCATGCGTAACACACTACTGACACGCCTACGCAACGAACTTAATATTCCAGTACAAAACACATATGGCTATATAACCAAGTTGTTACGTGAACAAAACGACATCAAGAAAAGCCATGTTAACGATGCCCGTTGTATTAGCAAGCATCCACTAGCTAAACCTTGCAGTGTTTGTTACCGCACGAAGGCAATTCGACACCACAATCGGCAAATCCATAAAGCGAAAATCTTGAAAGGTGGAATTCGAAAAGCAAATCAAGCGCCCTATATCGTTAAAGGATTTCGCCTCTGGGACAAGGTGCTCTATAACGAGCAGGAATGTTTTATTTCAGGACGCAGGTCATCGGGATATTTCGCTTTAAGAAAATTCGATGGTACAACCATTACGAATAGCATTTCATTTAAAAAACTGCGACTATTAGAGCCTGCAACAAACTATTTAATCGAAAGGAAGTGAATGGGCAAATCCTCCCACGACTGAAGTCGCGGGTATCCTTGCCATGATTGATGATGCCCCTGAAAAACACAAATCTAAGGGCTGGACCAACGCGATGCCAAAAAACAAACGAAGCTAAAAAAGCCACTTGCACAAATGTGCGAACCGCCTAAAATAATAATTGCATAACAGATACCATCACTTACCTCCTAATTGAACATTAAATTAACAATCTGTCATGCACAAGTAAGCAGACTCTCTTTTGAGGGCCTGCTTCTTTTTTTGTATGTATTGATTAGAAACAAAAATATTTCAGAAAGGATGAATACTATGACCACAAATACCAAGAACAGTTTTACCAGGTTCGCGGCTGCCGCAAAAGATTGCTTCTATGTGAATTCTTTTCGCGCAGACTTAGTTCAGTGCGACAGGGCCTTGAAAATGGACGGCGAGATGCACGTCGAAGCGGAATGCTGGATGAACATTTTGGATGCCCTGGACGATAACGACATCAAGATGTATGTCGATAACGAATACCGTCCCGGACTTCTGAACCCGTTCCATAAATGGTGACGCTCCAAAAACAAGTCAATAACCCACGACTAAAGTCGCAGGCTTGCTCCGGCAAGTCTGCACTTTAGAAGTGTCCGTAAGGATATGTTGACTACCATAAGTGCTTCGAGCACTCCGTTATAAGCGAATAGATAGTTACCGTGTGGCGTTAATCCTAACTGCACGCTCTAAGACAACACATCACGTAAAGCTGAGGCAAAGCCGACAGGTGTGGCTGTATTAAACCGTTTATGACCTTGGGGAAGGATTTTTACCCTCTTCGGAGGAGTGAGCAGCTTCTTTTTAGCTGCCAGAGCGCCTCTATTCGTAGTGGTGCTTTCATAGTCGCTATGGTCTTTGTTGCCATACAAAATATATTTTATTTTCAAAGAAAGGAATTGCCCTGATTGATGAGACGAACAATGGTCGTAAGCGTATTTGCGGGCTGCGGAAAAACATGGCTCGCGAATCACCAAAACAAATATGGCTATTCAATGCGGGATAGTGATAGTTCTACTTATGAAAAAACTGCCGGATGGGAAAAAGAATACATAAATAGCTTCATGAAAGAGGCAAAATCAGGAAAATATGATTTTATCTTCGTTTGCCAAACGGAATCCGTCATAGACGAAATGGATAGGCAGAAGATTCCCTATGTAATTGTCGAACCTGACAATATCGTATGGAATGAACAAGAATCCAAAGAGCGAGCAAAGGAAAGACAAATCATTAAGCAGCAATGGTTCGGCAGGTTTATACTTCGAGATAATTCCCATATCAAAAATTTTTCAAAGTGGCTGAACCACATGAAAGATATTTACGATGAACGAACGGGACTTGGTTTCATCGTAAAGCATAATCCGGTATCGTTTTTCGTCTTAAAGCAAAACCAGTACCTTTCGGATATCATCGATGACCTGTACTGGAAAAAGCAGCATTGTGATGCATACATAGTTTAAGAAATGGTGGTCTTATAAAAGATGACCTTACACTGGCAGACAGAAGTTGGACATGCAGTGGCTGCGGTACAACACATAACCGCGACCACAATGTCGCTATAAACATACGTAATGTTGGATTGTTGGGATTATATCCCGCATAAATCCAATTTCCTCACTCCCGCTATGCCGCCCGCAACAGCGGTGAAAGCTCATAGATACTTGGTCGCACGGACGGAACCGTGCTGTAAAAATCCATTAAGTGAGAATTATTGGAATCCTGCGGGATTTTAAGCCCCTCCTTCAGGTGGAGGTTGTTGACATATGAATAAAGCCCTTGAAATTAACTCGAATAAAGCCGTTCTTCTCAGCATCAAGAAGCAATGGCTTGAAAAAATTCTGAGCGGAGAAAAGACTATTGAGGTCCGAAAAACTATGCCGTGGGAAATTAGCTATCCTTTTGTAGTATTTTGCTACGAAACCAAAGCTAACGGTGGTGCTGGAAAAGTGACTGCCGCATTTGTTTGCCGTGACATCAATACACTCGATTGCCTGCGTGAGCTTCCGGCATATGCTATTGGTACGGAAGTGACCGCAAAGACCGCTCAATTCGTGAAGGACAGCTGCCTTACCGCAAATGAGCTGATTGCATACGGCAATAAGTCCGGCACTCTTTATTGCTGGAACGTTTCTGATGTCCAATCTATGGATATGTCGCTGCGAGAGCTCGGCGTTAAGCGAGCACCACAGTCCTGGATGTATCTGCTAGTTCCTGACGACAAGACGTTCTGAACGATGCCTGTTGGGCTGTCTGCGTGTGCGGACCAAGCAAAACATCTACTGCACGATAGAATAAATCGTGCAAACAAAGCAGACTCTCGATTCTTGAGGGCCTGCTATTTTTTCTATTTCAGGAGGAAACATCAATGATTCTTTATCATATCATGGCAGACACCGGATGCCTGCCGGACGATGTTGTTCCGCAGATACCAACGAATCGGATGAAAGGGGAGGACCAGGAAATCCCAAGAATTTGTCTTGGGCATACCCTTGACGACTGCCTGACCAGCATCGGCATTGCGCATTTTGTCTCAAAATTCCTGCTCGCTGAGCTGCGTCAGAACAAAAAATACTCCAAGGACATGCCGTTACCGTTCATTGTCCGAATGTACAACATCAAGGACGAAGACCCGAATCTCTTGACCGAAGAAGAAACACAGAAATATGTGGCGGATTCTGTCGTGACCAGTGAATGCTGGCTCACAAGATACGAGAAACCCGTCAAAATCCAGAAACTTTGGCTTGTGGGCGGCGAAGTGGTGCTTTGGCCCTATATCGTTGACGGCGTTGTATACAATTACCCAATCGTCCGTAACTCAATTTGGGCAGACAGCAAAACCTTGCCGGACCCGGAATTTCAGAATCAAATCATGGATATCACTCAGAAATGGCTTAACGAAGCCTGAAAAAGAAGCACATCAAAAGCTCTTGCACATCCTTGCGAATTCCATAGTATTAAAGTTGTACGACAGATAACATCTACTTTGCACACCGCGTGCTCGTACAATTCATAATTCTGTTCTCATTCAAGGCAGACTCATCTTCATGATGGGCCTGCCTTTTTTTGTTTACAGAAAAAGGAGGAATTCAAAACAAACCACAAATCTCAAATCACAATCTTCCGCTACAAGGAAAAGACACAAAAAAGGAGTCACAAAATGAAAGTCGAAAAGAATAATAACAGCATTTTTCGGAACAAGCATGTCCTGGTTGTCGTCGCGGTGATGTGTATTTTTACCATCATCGCCTGCATGGGTTTTATGCTTTCTGTTCCTGCACACGCAGAGGAAAACATAGCTCCCAAAACCGAACCTATCGCTTTTTCCACTCCCATTGAAACGGTGAATGAGCTCGATAAAGCGTTCCCGATAACGGAAACTTCCGAAGAAGCACAGGAGAAAATTACAACTGCTGAGGTCGAATCTTCCGATGCTGCAGAACCGGAACCACGGATTGAGACCGCAGAAGCAGCCATCGAAGAAGCTGAACCGAAACCCGAAACAATTCCAGATAATCTCAACGACAATGAGCTTGAAATCTACACAGCTCTGCGGTCCGCTGGCCTTTCAAAGGCCGGTACTGCCGCAGTGATGGGCTGCATGTCGATGGAAAGCGGTCTTAAAGCCTCGGCCGAAAACCCTTCGGATGGCGGCTATGGACTCCTGCAATGGACTTATAGCCGAAAGACAGACCTTTTCAACTGGTGTTATGGCAATGGCTATGACCCCAACACCGTTACGGGACAGGTGATGTTCTTCGTGTATGAGCTCAATAGCACATACAGCAAAGCCGCCAAATACTCATATCCGGTGTACGAAACTCTCACTACAAGCGACAGTCTGGAAGATTGCCTTTCGATGTTCTTCTCCCATATGGAAGCAGGAACCAACGTGATAATCTCTTCCCGCAAAGTCTATGCAGGAGGGCTGACCACGTTAGACCTGTACCGCAAACGCTTAACTGCCGCTTACAAATACTTCATTTGAATTAGGAGGAAGTCACAATGAAAGCAACCGTTTATCTGTCCCGAAAACTCTTGAACCAGTTAAAGGTAAAAGAAACCGAAAGCAAAGACCTTATGCTAACCCATAACCTACACAACATCATCATCAACGGTAAGCGTGTTGGCTGCTCTGGCCACATTCAGAACGTTCTCAACAATAAGTGCGTTTACGTCAGCACTGAAAAGAGTTGCTATCAGCCCTTGTCTGACAAGAACCTGGTTCGCTATGCCGCCAGTATGAAAGATTACTCCTCTGTATCGCTCGGTGCAAAAGGACGTAATCAGTTCGTGACCAATGATGAGTTGGTTGGAAAAATCATTGATATGCTCCGATAAGGGCATAAACAGAAAGAGAAAAAGCTCATGAAAACCGGCATCAAGAGTCAGATAGTAATAGTATCTGCTGTGGCAGCTGTTCTGCTCATTGTTATGAGCGTCTGTGCAATTGCGGAGAGCATTACCTTTGAGAAGGTTGCTGTTCTCGCTGCAAGCGTACTTGCCTTGAACAAATGCTGCGGCATCCTGTTAAACTAAGGAGAAAAAATCATGAAGAATAAATACAAAGTTGTTGCCTTGGTTCCTTTGGAGTTCTCTGTTGAGGGAAACTCCGATTCCAAAGAGGCAATCGAATCCGTCAAAAACATTTTCGAAGCGTGTCGGGATGATAACGACTGCGCGGACATCGTTTTTGATGGCATCGAAGAGTCACTTCGTCACGACAGTATCGAGTACAAAGTTGAAGCCGCCCAGCCTGAACCTGAGGTGAAGGCAAATTCCGATATCCGTTCTGTTGCCTCCGATATCTGCGACGTCTTCGAAAACTATCTCGACGAAAACGGTGTCTATATTGTGTGTGACGATGCAGACGAGGAGCAAGACCGAAAAGTAAACGAAAGCGGCGCGATGTTGTATGGCATGGAATATTGGCATCTCGTTGAGGATGTCGAGTTCTGGCTGAGTCACATGAGTGCGCAGGGAAAGCCGGTCATTACTTCTAAAATTTTGAAGGCGTTCGACGAACTTCTCGTATCCAAAAACCTCGGTAACTCCGTGCCAAGCGGCGATAATCGCTATCAACTGCACTCAAAGATTCTGAGTTGCTTGCGTTCTCGTGAGGAGGGGTTGGAATGAGCACGAAAGGCTGGAACAGTCTGAAACCTATTACGACTCCTGACCAGATGTCCGCGCCGATTCATTGGAACCCAATGAACGAGGATTGGAAAATGCGGCTTACCAAAAGCCAGATTTACAACACCTCTTCTGGTTTCGATACTCAAACGCTCGATGCTATGAAGAAGCTGCATGACAAAATCCTCACATTTGGCGGGGATGAAGTCTGCATGACGGAATTTGACGAAGACGCCCCAAAAATCCTCAAACGCGGTCGGTTCTTTTATGGCAGCAGCTATATGAGGAAAGGCCAGGATTGCCAGTGCCATTACAATTCTGCACGGCTTTGGTATAAAAACAAAGACCGGTGCTTTATTGCAACGGGGTATGCTCTTTCCGAAGACGGGCTCTGGCGCTGTCATTCCTGGGTCGTTCAGCCAATGGCACGCACCGTTCGCGTGTGGGAAACCACCGTCAAGCGTGTTGCCTATTTCGGCGTGGTTTTGACCAGCGAGGAATGCGAAGACTTTGTCGAGAACAACACATAACAATTGGGGAGGTTACCCAACATGGGTGAACAACTACATTTCAGTATGGATGGTGAGTTCCTCACCGCCATTGCACGTGACTGGTTCTGGAATATGGACAAGCCGTATAAAAAGTGTGAGGAGCTGCTGCTCTCCTGCATGATGGGTGGCAACGAGGAAGAAAAAAGGCATGTTTGCCAGGACATTATCGAAGGCCGGAAAAAACTTGTTGGTGCCAATGAGTTTGAACTTGTCGATGACAATGTTCGTGTTCGTTCCCTTGGGCAGAAGGTTGAGGAGCTTCAACACAAGATGCTGGTCAGTCAGATTCGTGAGGATATGATTGTGCATCCACTCAAGTACATCGACCGTTTCGCTATGTCATTCGATTATGATACGCTTTGTAAGGATGTAGAGCGTCATTATATCAATTATAGCTATGACAGCATCAAGGACTATGTTATTGGCGATGCGGGTTACCCCGATGCCTTTAACAATGGTGCGTGGCTGCTCAACCGTCCTGACCTTGTGGCAGAATTCAACGGCGAACCGCTTCCTGAGCAGGAATCCAACCCGGAATTCTACAAAACCGATTTTTGGACCAAGCTTGCCTCTTGGATTGAAGCAAACATGAAAGGCACATCCGTTGAACGCCGTCAGCGACTGTACAACAGCTATATCAGTGATAGACCCATTCAGCATCAGCTGACCGAATATGGTCTGATTGCTCCCGATGGCACCTGGTATGCCTGCGAGTTTGGCGAGCACGCTGCCCTGGCTGGCCGCATCATCATGCGCAATCGAGAAACGTTTGGTCTTTCTGACCATGAAGTTCTCAATATGGCGTATGACTGGAGCGGCAAGGGTCTCGATTTCCTATATAAACGCGGTTGGATTGCCATTCGTAATCCTTCGATGGGCAATACATTCCTCGATATGGATGAGACCAAAACCGCAACAAAAGCTCAAGTAAATACCATTTTTGACTATATTTCTAAATTCAACCGCTATGACATGAATGTTTCCAAGGTCATGGCTGACTAAAAAAGGAGATTTTTATTATGACTTCCAATATGACTATGACCGCTATTTCCATCTGTAATTTTCTGAAACTCATCGTGAAAAGCACGGTTGAGCATTACACCGAGGATTTCAAGCTGGACATAAAGATTTTTAAGCGCTATGCAAAAGAAGCGCAGGAAACTGGAAAGCCCGTATCGATGCTCTGGTTCTGCCGCTCTTGTGGAACGTATCTCTGCCCTGAGGAAGATGCGTACAAGAAAGATACTCCCATGTTCATCACGTTCAAATACTATGATGAGCAGGAAGAGGAAGAAGCCCGGACCATTAAGGCTTTTCTGGTCACTGTGACAGGGATGGAAGGACAAAAGCCAGTTGGCTATATCACTCCCATCAACTATGCGGATGAATGTGACCGCATTCGCCGTTACGCAGTACCTGCCGAAAAGGTCGAGCTTGTCTATGATAAAGGTTCCCTTGTCCAGAACAATGGCAACTATACGATTCTGAAGCATCCCAAGCTTGGTACACTTCAGAAAACGAAATTCTTGGCCGATGACCCTGACGCGCTTGATTATGCGCTGCATATGGCTCGCAATGAGAGAAAGGCAGGGTGACAGCCATGAAAACGATGGTTACATTGACTCACGAAGAAGCCCAAAGCTATTTGGCGTACGCTCTGATTTGCGAAACGATGGAAGGAGCCTTTTGGAATTCCGGACGCCGTCGTAGACTATACAGCAAGACGTTTACCGAAGCCGAACAGAGGCAGATTCCCCGCATCAAAGCCACTGCTCACAAATGGTGTTTGGTTACTGGTGTTCCTGAAAAGGTACGCATGAGGTACAGCACCTATTTGCTGTGGCAGAAACTCGCGATGTTCTGCGCTGAAATTTAATTTTTCATTACCGTTGCCCATTTGGGTGGCGGTTTTTTGTTGCGGATTTATGCGAACGGCCTATAATCAAAAATGTACGATAGATAACAGTTATCGAAAAGGCACCCTGCCCTTCGCACACTTAACAATGCGCTTTAGGCGAACTTCCCGTTTGGGTGGTTCGCCTTTTTGCGTATAAAAGAAAGGAAATAATTAAAATGAATGAGTACGAAGCAACAATACAAATCAACCCAACCGACGATATCAAGTTCATACTTGAGGAGCCCGGCTGCTATGAGTCTGAAATTGAAATGATGAAGGCCGGTGGCACCTATGATGCGTTTGTCAAGCGTGTCTATGATGCCATCGACTGGTCTCATCTGTTTGAGCGTATTGCTCAGATGGAAAACGAAGCCATCACGGCAGCTATCGACAAATTGTCTGACAGCATGATTTGATTGTTAGGAGGTAAATACTATGTACATTCTCATTAAAAACCAGGAAGGCGAAAACATGAATCTGCTTTCCCAGAACACCGATTTCAACGCCCTGCTGGCAGCCATGAAAGCTGACATTGAGGCAGAGTACGAAAAGGCAACAGGTTATGCGATTGACCTTGACGAGGATTCCGGCAGCGATTATGAAGTCGGTATCAACGTTGAGGACAGTGCAGCAGACGGTTTCTGCCTTGCGTCCGGGTATATGTACGGCGCAGACAGCAACTTTGACTGGGGTATTTTCAAAGTAAAGTCTCAGAAAAGCAATACCGCAGCAAAACCCTACATTGGCCTGGATATGAACAAGTTCTTTCGGCAGAAAATGCTGCTGATTGACCTCTCGGCAAAAGTAAAGGACCTCGGCTATGACCATCTGGCCGATGAGCTTTGGGGCGCAATCGGTGTCTTCGACGCTGTACAGGATTCAGCTGAAGGAGACGGTGTTTTCACTGCTCCGGAAGCGGATGAAGAAACCGGTCTGTTCCTTGACGATTTTTATAACGACGTTCTGGAAAAGATTCTGAACGCCGACAAGAAAAAGGAGGAAAAGTAAGCCATGAAACTCTACATCCAAGGCGAACACGGTAAGCTCCTGACTTTTACAAAATGAAGGCTGGGAAAGCCCACGGTTTCAACCGTGGGGTGAAAGGCCAACACTAAAGAAACATTCTGAGGGTAACAATCAGAATTGACACATTCATGTTGTAATGATTCATATGTGCTTAACGCATTTGTATCGCTATAAAAGTTAGCCAGAAGCTCTACGACTTTAGTCGTGGGGTGAAAGGTGTCTAAGTAAAAAAATAGTTGCTGTCTATCTTCGGATAGGCAGCTTTTGTTTGCCTGTGCTTGCGAATTGCCTATCATGAATAGTAGAGCTCAAATGAAAGGAGGACGCTATTTATGCGCATGGTTGTTAAAACTTACAAGTACAAGCTGTACAACAGTGCAAAACGCACGAGTATCGTGCTTTGATTATTCCGGCACCTGTTATTCATCTTTATGGTGAGCAGGGCCAGGATGAATCGGATTGGTTTGCGTCAACAACCCCGCCTTAACCAGTCCGCTGGTTATAGATGGGGCTTGCAGGGCAACCCGTAAGCCCGGTTGATTAGCCTAAGTCTGCTGCTCCAGCGGCAGGAAACTACGTTGTGTACTAATAATATAGGCACCTTACTCATGCTCCACAAGTGGTAAGCACTGCGGACGGCTCGTTAAACATCTCTAAGGGTAGGAGAAGTGCGAACGTCATGTCGAAAGGCTAAAACGGTATAACAACATTGGCGATGTGGACCACAGGGCGCAAGCCCTGACTTATCGATTCATTATTTACGAAAGGAGTACCTTGCATGAGCACTTGCGTTTGTGTTCTTAGCAACAACGGTGAACGCCTGATGCCGACTATCCGTCTTGGCAAGGTACGCCATCTTCTGAAAGACGGAAAAGCAAAAATCATTAAGCATCATCCATTTACTATTCAGTTACTGTATGACAGCGAAACGAATATTCAACCCATTGAAATCTGTGAGGACGTCGGTTACAACTACATCGGCATCAGTGTGAAAAGTCAATCTCACGAGTATGTATCTGCTCAATATGATACATTGCAAGACGAGAAAAGCTGTCACGATGCTTGCCGTAGAATGCGCCGAACTCGCAGAAACAGGCTACGTTACCGCCAAAAGCGCTTTGACAACCGCAAACGTGACAAAGGCTGGCTTGCACCCTCTCTTAAACATAAGAAAGAACTCAACGTCAATGTCATTAAAATGTATTGCGAAGTTGTGCCTATTACGCATGCAACCGTTGAAGTTGGTTCTTTCGACACAATGCTTGTAAAAGCAATCGAGGAAGGTAAAGCTACACCAGAAGGCGCAGATTATCAAAAAGGCCCTCGCTACAATTTAGCAACCTTGCGGGAAGCAGTATTCTACCGTGATAACTACACCTGCCAAGTTTGTGGGCGCGAAGCCAGTGAAGGTGCAATTTTGCACGTGCATCACATGTTTTATTGGAAAGGTCGCCATGACAATAGTCTCAGCGAGCTTATAACAGTATGCGAGAAGTGCCATACACCAGCTAACCATCAAAAAGGCGGCAAGCTCTATGGATTCGGTGAAGATATAAAGTTTGCCAACCTTTCTGGTGCAGCATTTATGAACACTGTACGCTGGCAAATCGTTAATGAACTTTACGCTGCTTTTGGAAAGCCGTTCGTCACATTCACTTATGGCGCGATGACCAAGGAAAAGCGAATTGCCCTTCATCTTGAAAAGAGTCATAACAACGATGCGTATGCAATGGGCGAGTTTCATCCAAACTGCCGCTGTACGTTTGAACATTATGAAAAGGTAAGGCGTAATAATCG